AAATTCGTCCCATTCCTCATCCGTCATTACATAACACAAATCACCAATATAATACTTACCTGCGGGCATACTCATACCATTTTACTCCCAAATTCAATTAACAAAATTATTCCCATTGCAATTAATGTCATATCAACTCCAAGTCCTGTGACGTTCAGCAACATGTTCCATGCCATCGTATTCATGAATAAACCAATTCACATCATCGGGAACATCCACCACTTTTAATTCCGAATAGATACCATCAACATCGGTGCCACCTTCTTCGACCATGGCGACAAGGTCTGGACAATCACGAGGAATATCCCAATGATAGAAGTTTTCATCGGTGATATTCTTGCGTTTCTTGTAATCTTCTAATGATGCCTCGGACAAACCGAAACCACCAAAACAAATATTAATAACAATTTTAGGCATAATTCAACTCCATAGGATTAACATCATCACTCAATACGGCTATGAGTAGTCCGTCTTTGGCACCTTTTTCAATCAGGCCAGAAAGAACATTATAACCGTAACCACTTGCACCATAACCGCCTTTACGACAGGTATAGAGCGAACCACTTACTCCTTCAAAGAAGTAATAATTATCATCTTCGGTTACTTTAGATATTCCAGAATTCATTTGCCATGAATCAGAACCCAAGTAACCGCCATACCAAGAAGCAAATACTCGGTAGTGCGATTCATTTTTATTCGTATCGGTAATCTTTACGATTAACCATTTATCAGGTGTATATTCACTCATACAACATTTACACTTTCAGTAATTAAATGGAAATAAAGCAATGCTATCATTCCAAGACAAATCAAATAATCAATCATAATCAATCTTTAAACAAATATAAGTTTTACCAGGATTATTTTTCTTCTGTAATCTATTTCTTTCAACGATACAGGACTGCATGGATCGAAAATGGTCAAGAGGTGAATAATCCAACTCAAGTGAATTATTAATCGGATTCTTAACTATCATCACGGCCACTAAAACGAATTCAATAGGTGTCATCATTTTTTCCTTTCAGGCGCTTCCGGCGCTCCGAACTTTCCAATATCATAATTCTCTTTTAGATTACCGATAATAGTATCCACAGCCCATGCGATATCAGGATTATCATAATGCACCACACCCATCATTGCGACTTCGGATATACAACCACGGACAATTTGTTCTGCAAATTTGTTTGGGTCAAAACCGTTATCCGTATATGTCCATACCGCATGTTCTATGAGCCGTACATTACCGCCTGCTCTTTCAAAGGCTTCTAAAATTTTTCTATTCATTCTTCAACTCCGAAATGTTTAATTCCAAACAAGGCTTCAATCTGTTCGACAGCATCATAGTGCGTATTAAATGTTCTTGTTTTGGTATAGCCATCTACAACATCCATACAATCTCGCACAATCAACTCGGCGAACTTTGGTATATCAAAAGACTGATTACGGTCATAGATATCAGGATTGCTTCTAAAGCCGCATTGTTCAGCAAGTTGTTTAATTCGTTCGTTCATTCCTCAACTCCAAAATGTTTAAATACATGCCTTGCACGGTTAGACACATTTACCGATACTGGCTGTTTACGAACAAACTCACGAACACATTCTATAATAATCAACTCAGCAAACTTTTCCTCAAACTCATCCGAAAGACGATATGCCCAACTACCACCCATTGGTTTGATTCTGGCCTCATCTGCAAGTTTCTTAATTAGTTCACTATTCATATCTTTTGATCCACATTGGTGCCTTTAGTTTGAATTAGTATCTCACTTTGGCGGTTCTGAATATATTTAATTTGTTGTTGCTTAATCATTTCTTGCTGAATAAGCTTCTGCATTTCAATTCTATGTATTAGCGCAATAGGATTAATTTTCATGATTGTTCTCTTGCTCTGATTGCATCACCCCAAGTACCACCACCTTCTTTTAAAATCCAATCAGACATAATGGCACACGCCTCACGTTCATGCTGTGCCACTAGTTTGCAAAAGGCTGTAACTTTTTCAAATGCTTCAGGGCTGATGTATTGCAAATAATCCATACCCGCCTGTTTAGCCATCTCAATGATTTCATTTTGTGTCATATTACCTCTCTTGGAACAATTGTATAGTAAACACCTGATGGGTATATCTCATCATCTAGGTCCTTATCCGCAACCTCATCTTCTGGAATATGATATTGGTCACGGATCATAGCATACTTAGCTTTCTTTGCATCTTCAAAGCTAGTATAGACACCGTGACAAAAGGAAGACTTGCCTTCATCATTTTCTTCCAACAATACATGTACAATCATAACCAACTTCCTTGTAATACATATTTACCCTTACCCCAAATCCGTACATCAATCTGACGGTTTTTGAGTTTCAATTTCTTGGCATAATACCTTGCACGACCCAAATAAGGTGTTGCGATATAGTTAGACCAACCACCATCATGAAACACTTTTTTCTTATTCAATGCCACATAATACAATCTTTTAGTCCTACACATTATCATATCAAATATCCTATAATAAACGCTAACGCAAATCCTACTATACAAAAGTATAGGGTACCAATAGAGAACAACACAGCGTCCTCAAAAAAATTCTTAAATTTCATTCCGCATAAACCAGACTTCTGGCCTCCATTTTAGTTATAGGGCATATAAAGTACATTATATCCCAACCTTGTATGTCTTCCTCAACATTAGAAAATTCAATATCTTCCGTACTATGCTCTTCGGAACACTCAGTACAAACAACAATGAAACCTCTTTCCATTAGTAAAAATCCCTACGAAACCTACGGGTCTGCGCCATTGCCTTCTGCATTAACTCTGACCAATCACCAGTTTTCTCTAACCGCTTGATATCAGTATTACGCATAGGAGTAAGAATACGGCTAACTGCCGAATTCATAGAAACCTTCATTGTACCAGTATTCATTACTGATTGAAATGGATCACTCTTTAACTGACGGAAACTCATAACCAACTCCTATGACCAATTCCTGGCCGAAAAAAAAATTCTGTGACTTACTGTGTGGCATCGGGATTTGATTGGATGTAAACAGCTATGACAACCCTAGACGAAAGTAGACCTGCTTTAACAATCCTTTTCCGACTGTCCTGGCGGTTTGCTGACTGGAGCGATATCATGCTGTTCACTCACTCAATTGGCTGAAACTCACACATTTCAACCACTACTGTTCGCACCCACTCAACTGGTACATTATAACGCTCTGCTATCTCAATTGGTAACAGGTCGCCATTCATTAGTTCCTCCTGAATGGTCAGGTGTAGGTCGCTCATCCGACTCATATTGCTCTCCATACAAATAGGTCAAGCACTAACACCACCACAGCAGCAGTATATACCACAGCAAACATAGCACGCTCAAGGGTTGTAAACATATTCGGTTCCTTTTTCATTTGATGGAATCATTGTATCATAGGAGGTGGCATTGTCAAGCACCTGTTGTGTAAAAACAACACCACCATATGCCTTCTGGTACAGTTCAGCGCAGGACTTTATCTGAAAGGATAGGACCTTGCCTGTGGAGGTGATTAGATTATACATAAAAATCTTCGGTCATGCCCAGAGCATCATAGACCATTTCACGGACCATTGTATCGGTTGCTTCTCCAAACTTGGTAGGATCACTCTTGGCGAGGTCGCATAGGTTCTGGTATACTACAGACCAAGGACTTTTAATCGCTTGGTGGTACATCACAATACCGGTAACTGCAAGATTTCCATCTTCTGAGAACATTCCGTAATACATGGTTTTTCCTTTATTCAACTATTAAGAGGTCTTACTCATCGGCTTTGCCATTTGACTGTTCGGCAAAACCTCTTAATAGTTGCCAGTAATTTTTCAACTGGCGGCTTCGAGGATTCGATCCTGTTGCCCTTAAGCGGCCATTTTTAAGACGGTCACTTTAGATGGTTTTTTGTTTGCTTTAATTGCTTTAGTGCCAACTGGTTTGCTTTTGAGAGCAAGCAATTTTGCTTCGAGTTTAGCAATGCGAGCAGATTTTTTCTCTGCACGGTCAATTGCTTTCAACTCTTTAGCGGCAGCACGTTCAGCAGCAATCTGGATTCGAGCATCTTTACGAGCACGGATCAACTGAGCAAGTTCTGCTTTGGCAGCAGCAATTTCTTCACGTTTGGATTCGATGGCGAGAGTGGTAAGGCCGGAGGGTTTAGACATTTGAGTTCCTTTCGTTTGTCTGTTTTTTCAATCTATGGATAGAGTATAACACAATGGGCAGATTTGTCAAGTAATACTGTACCGTTTTAGTCAAGTAGTTGTTTTTTTGCAACATAATCAAAAAGTATTCAAATTTGGTGAATACTCAGCAATCAACTGGCGCTCTCTCTGGTGTGCAGGTTTGCGACCACGGACAACTTCGAGCACCTGATAGCGCCATTCAGCATCAGCATTATCACGGAGAGCATTACAGAAGGACCAATTCTTATCTTCGGTCATAGCACGGGATACATGCTTCTGCCAACGGACTTTAACTGAGCGGAGAAATGCTTGACCTTGAGCGACTGTTAGGCCGATATATGAATCACCAGTATCCACGCACTCAACACGATACAGGACATGGTTTCGGTCTGAGCGTTTCTTACGCATCATACTGGCAGCATCTCGGAGATTTTTTCTTGCAAATCCATCACAAATTCAATTGCATCATCTTCGGACAATTGGGTAATGGTATGTTCAATTAATGCAAGGATTTCATGCATTGGGAGATGGATTATTTTTGAATCGGACATTAAAATACACTTTCATAATTATCGGACATAACTTCAGCACGAGCATACTCTACGGTAGCACGGACTGCATCTTTCATTGGCAACTCAAAATATTCTATTTTGGTTTGGTTCTCGGATATCATTATTTGATTGGACAAATAATAGATAACTTCAAGCAATTGTTCTGTGGTTGGTTTCATTTTTCTGCTTTCTTAATCTATGGATAGAGTATAACAGAATAGGCAATAATGTCAATACAGCACTAAAGTTCTCACAAACTCCGGTCAAGTATCAAACTCACAGGCTGTAACACTTTCGTATTCAATATAGGTCACCTCATTGGCATCCAGTAATACTGTTGTTTTCTCAGTAGTGGAGAATAAAGTAATAGGATAGAATAGGTCCACAGTATGCTGAACAGTACCACCATACTTAACTCTGGACTCAGTAACTACACCTTCTACAGGTAAGCCAAAGTAAGTACCTTTAACAGTAAGACCTTCTAAGTTCCACATAATATATCCTTTTCTAAAGCAACACCGTTAGTATATCATAACCACCGAATTTGTCAAGCGTTATTCCAAAAAGAATGCCGATTGTTGTTTTTACGCAACATCGGCAGGCTTGACAGGACTTCGGAAATATGTTATAATACTAGGGTTGGATGCGGGCGGGAGTCACCACTTTTCCCCACGGTCGAACCCATCGAGGAATTCAGTATAATCGGAGAGGTCTTTAATCTCTGGTATATCAATTGCGAAATCCTCTGAAGCAATGCCAGTACCAAACAACTTCTGAGCAGCAATCGCCTCTGGTGTTCTGTTATAATCTATCGCAACTTTTCGCATAGCCTCTGCAACTTTCGGTGAATACTCGGTGCGGTCACGATTAGCACAGGATTGACAGCAATAAACTCCTCTTTTCTTATGGAGTTTATCGCAGAATTTACAGTTTTTTTCCTTATATCTATCCATATAACCACTGGTTTCTCATAGGTTTCATGGCAGTTCGGTAACTACACTTTTTTGCACTTTATTGCACTATTGATTTGGATGGATCATACTTATCCATCTCTCTCATTAGTACCATTCGCACAAAGGTAGACTTCTTTAGTTTATAGGCACTAGCAATTCTCTCTATTTCTTCTTCGAATTCTTTTGAAATTCTCATATGAAGTTCTGAATCACAGTTAGGTAGTTTTGGAGTTTTGATTTGTTTTACTATCATATTAATTCGCCATTTCTTCTAAGTCAATATCAATCGGTGCTAATAGGTTAGGATCAAATACTGTTGGAGTTTTAGGTTTTCTATTCTTTATACTCTCTACAGGAATAAAACAATTTTCGTTTATCTTCTTATTTTGCGGTAAGAAGCCTTCGTTATTCCAAGGAAATCTTTTATTCTTATTATAGAATTCTACTACCTCAACAAGGTCTGCCTCTAGACTTTCAAATACACTTTGCATTTTAATTCTTTTAGCATCTAAATCCATCTTTTCAGTTGGTGCTTTGGTGTGGCATACGAAATATGATTCTTTACCAGTTTCTGCATACTTACGGGTGGCATTCATAATATATTCATACTGATATCCTTCTAATACAGTCCAGCCATATTTGTTGCGTTTGGCATCATAGTTACCGGCAACAAAATAGTCAGTATTACCATTAATCCACATGAATGTATCTTTAGCAGTATATGTAACAATATCTTGATAGGTGCCACTTCTACGCATCGTCTTTAACACAATATTATTTCTCTTGGTCGGAGACATATTAGGTAAATATGATATACAGTACCTTCTAATGCTATCCTCAGTATTATTTACCAATTGTGATCCATGAGCAATTAGACGGGTAATAGTATTGACCACATCATTCTCGGCTGATACTAACTGAGGTTTGTGGTCATTTTCCATCAGTTCAAATGTACGGACAGAATCTTCATATGAAAATCCGTCAGTAGCAAATTCATATACTCCGAAAATCCACTCAGTATAACCTAATGTCAAAAATGCTTCAAGTCGGTGATTACCTGTTACTAGTTCCCATGTATAGTGTTTGCCATCTACTATTCTAGGATTTCTACGAACGGTTGGCGGCATTCTGGAATAATCAATTCCTTGTGTGAATGATTGTACCAATGCCATGACGTTTACGGGGTCTTTACCTGCGATACGGACAGGGTTATCCGCCATCGGAGGGATATAAATGTCATCAAGGGAAATTTTCTTATACTCTACAAACGCTTGGCCTGGAGATATAATTTTAGCGAATGTGACTAGGTCACGGTTTAAAGTTTGGGTATCAAACATATAATTCCTTTTCTGCAATATTGCAATGATTTATTAAAACTCAGTCGCCTAAATGGCATGACTTCGTATACTTACTTATAACACTTTTTACCTGGAATCAGGCAATTGTTTCTCCTCACTTTTACTTGTACCTAACAGTCCCAATAGTTTCTTTATCTGGTTCATTTGGTTCTCTATGACCTTATCCTTATCATCTATGACGGATTGTAGGTATAATATATAATCTTCTTTAGTTTCTACTTCGGTTGCTTTCATTCTTTATTTCCTTTATTGCTCATTACAATACAAATACGATCCGACTTGGCGGCATACGGGGTTTCTCATAGATTTCATAATATCAAGTGTTTTCTCGGTTACTACATCTGGTGTGTTCTGGCCTGCACAACCTATCAATATTATCAATAGGATTATTCTCACTCTAGCCCTTTAATATACTTATAGAGTTTAACATAATACTCAAACTCCTTCGGACAATGCTCTGGATTTGGCAGTCGGTCGCCATACATCTTCAAAAATTCTTTTATCTGCTCATCTACGGTCATTCTATTAGCGTCCTACTATCAATTTCCCAATAAAGTTCTACAGACTTCTTAGCATAGTCCGAATCAATATACTGGCCTAAAACTGCCTCAGCATTGTTTATTAGGTACACTCGAGCACCCCATATGCCTATTGAATTGCCTATCTTATAAACTGAACCAATAATCTTTCCATCTTGATTGTCATAATAGACCCATTGGAAAAATTCTTTTTCTTGCCATTGTTTACTCATAATGGCTTTTTAACTGAACATACTCGGATTCTCTCTGCTTATCTTCCAGTTCTTTGATTCTGTCTTTGGCATTAGATAATTGTTGTTCAAGTGTTTTAATCAATTCGACCATCGATAAAATTGCTTCAGTTTCTTGTTGTTGCATCGTTTTCATTTTGTATACTCGGTTTATCAATAATTACAGGCACAGGCGGTTTATTCATTGCCTCCTGTATACTCTCCATGAGAGAAGGTCCTGACCTTTTAGGCTTAGGATTACTATATGTTTTTGGATCCATCCATTCTGGCAATGATTCCTCATCATCAGCAGGACCCCAAAAGTTCTTATTCAATGGATTGCTCCTTCGGATTTTATTTTTGGTATGTTGGCAGCAATAAGTCTAAAATCTTCACCAGAACCAATAAAGTCATTGGCTCTTACTAATCGTGCTAGAATTATTGCTGAGAATGACAATGGGTCAATATCATACTTAGTTATAAGATTAGAGATAACATCATCTATTTCAAATGCTATCTTGCTTAATTTATCATCTGTCATGGAAATGGCCAACCTTTATCTTCGGTCTTAGGTTCTTCCTTAACTGGCTCTGTAGGTTCAATCATTTCAATTGTCATATCACAATCAATGGTCATCTCTGTATCATCACAAGACCAACCTAATTCTTCAAGGTCATGTACTGAATTATCTTCAAGGAAGGTTTCAAGTTCATTTCTTAGTTCCTCATCCTGAACATCAATATCTGATTCTTCCCAGCATCCGTCATCTAATGATACCAGTTCACATTCATAGTCACAATTGTAGATATCAACACCTGCCACTAAGTCTGGCGGAGTATCATCCTCGGTTGTGACATGAAATTCACCCCATCGCCAACCTGTTTCAATACCAATATAACCTGCGACACCTTCTTTTGTCCAGATTTGTCTCTCAATAATCGATTTCTTCCAATCGGGTTTAACTGACCATACTGCCATGATTATTCTCCTTCAATTTCATAAGTTACATCATAACCGCCCTTACGGTCGGTCCACCAATCATCTTCATCAAGCCAATCCCAATCAAAGTCAACATCATTTGAACTTGCATCCTCAATGATTGTAGAAGCATCCAATTCGCCTTCTTTCAATTGGCGCATGATTTCTTCAATCTCTTCCACGGTTGCATCTTCATAGATTTCATTGATAATATTCTCATCAATATCTATGGCATATCGTTTCTCGACCTGATGCCATTCACTTTTAATAATTCGCATTGTATACTCCATTAAAGATATGCAATAATTATATCAGGTTTCACATACTATTGAGGCAATAAAAAACCCTGCCGAAGCAGGGTTCTATTAAGTTACCGATATTACTGTAACGGTGCGGCTTCGGCATCAGGTGCAGGTGCTGTCTCTGGTGCAGGTACTTGCGGTATCGCTTGGTTTTTAATGTTATCAACCAAAGTAACTACCTGTGCATAAGGCATATTACCTAGTGCCTGTAGTACGCCATTTACTTCGTCAAGTGTCAATTCAAGTTTAATCATTCTAACTCCTTATGTAATGATGATGATTTATTTATAGTGTATTATATACTATTCTGTTGGCCTGTGAGGCAATTACGCCACCTTTGTTTTGAGTTCAGCAATATCTGCGGCCTGTGTGTCAATACGGGCGGTTAGTGCGTTGATTGTTTCGGCTTGTGTGTCGTTCATCATTAACTCCTTAACAAGCCATTAGCACACATGGCACACAGTAAGAACCATCTGCGTATGTGCAAGTTACATGATTGGAAGTGACCTTTGCAACAGTTTTAGAGCGAACAATGTCATCGCCTTGTGGCTTGGCAGTACCATTCCCAGCAGACATTAGTAAATCACCACGCTGAACAGTTACACCTTGAGCAATACGAATAATCATATCGCCTGTCATAGCCATGTTGATTTCGTCTATTTGATGGGTTTTGTCATAATCCCAGTTTACAAACACGCCAGCAACATTGACATCGCCTTCAATATCAGAGACTTTAACTTTGTTTAACTGCTCATTTGCTACTTCGTGGGTTTCGACTTTTACATCGCCAACATTCACACCTTCTGGTAACTCATCTTCTTCTGTCCAATAGGTTGTCGGTGCGGTATAAACATTCATTGCATCAAGGTTAGATAAAACAGTACCTTTAAGAATTGATTCGTCTTTGGCAGTTGTAGTTTGTGCATATCGAGATAAGTGACCGCCATTGTAAGAAACAGTTGTTCCAGATACAGAAATAGTTCCTTCAACCGTTGCATCTTGCTGAAAATAAACTAGAGTTCCATCATCTGTTTTTCTGTTTATGTTTACTACACCGCCAGAGGCTCTTGAAAATTGAGCATTGCCAGCAAAATTTAAAGTTGCGCCAACACCATTTGCATCAGCAACATCCTCAGTTGTAGTTGCCACCAACAAAGAACCATTAGATTTGATACGCATACGCTCTGTGCCACCAGTAGTCGGTAAGTTTTGAGTACCAGTTTTCCACACAAATCCACCAGTATCTGTGGCAAAGAAAAGTCCTGTTGCATTAACAGCCATGCCCGCAGAACAAACACCAGTAGAGGTTATTCTTAATGTAGCGCCAACAGTATCCGCAGTTCCCTCAATTTGTACTTTTGTTTCTGGTGCAGTAGTGCCAATCCCCACATAACCAGAGGAGTTGATACGCATACGCTCTGCAAGAGTTGCACTTCCTCTCGTACTAAAGGTTAAGTCCATGTTTCCAGAACCAGTAGTAGTTCCCATGATGGTTGCGAAACCACCATTGCCTGTCGTTGGTTCGCCTTGTAATGTAATGCCAACATATTGATTTGTTGTGGCACTACTGTTGTATATCGTCAGTCCGTTTCCAGTAACCCCAGATGAGTATGCGGTTGCGCTTGAAAGTTGGGTATATAGTTTTGAGCCGGGCGAAGTAGTACCAATCCCCACATTCTGTGAAGTATCAACAGTAATCGCAGTAGTGCCAGCAGACTGCAAAGTTAGCGCAGTAGCAGATGCAGATGAAAGTGAACTAATAACTGGCGTTGTTATCGTAGGGCTAGTACCCAATACATTAGCACCAGTACCTGTAGAAGTCGTTACTCCTGTACCGCCATTAGCAACAGGTAAAGTACCTGTGACACCGGTAGTTAATGGCAAACCTGTCACATTGGTCATTACTCCAGATGCGGGAGTTCCTAGTGCAGGTGTTGTGAATGCTGTACTAGCTGTTATCGATGCTGTTTTTATTTTACTTAGAGGCATTATTTTCTCTCAAAGAAATTGTTATTATCTTCTATTTATAACATCAATTTCTGTGCAGAGTCATGGTGACACACAAAATTGATAAATTCACAGGCTAAATCCTCGTCATTGAAATAACGGACAATTGTTTGATTGGTGTATGTTGAGACAAAAGCCAGAAGAATATTGCTTTTGTAAACGGAGAATTTTATTGCCCATCCGTTGCGAGCGACAGGTTCCCATGAGCATATGTTTTTAGATATGTCCTTTTGAAGTATTTTTCGTATGGAAACTGAAATGGGTTCTTTCTGCATACTATTATGTATGTAAAGAGAGAACCCATATTCTTAACGACCTTTGAGACTAGAACTAGCTCTATGTTTCTTGATGGCTGCGATAGCCTCTAGAATACTATTGAGAAATTTCTTCATATCATACCTCTTCTTTGCAAATTGCGTACCCTATTTTCATAGTCCACATAATCAACTGATTGATTTAGATAGTGGCTTATCTCATCTTGGTACGATATTGTAAAAGTCTTTTTGACCCAATTCCAAAAATCTGTCAGACTTGGGATTTCTACTCCGCTTAACGCATCTAACTCTTTTGACATATTAGGCCTTTGCTGTTTTAGCAAACTTCTCTAATGTAGTCAAAGCTTGTTCTGCTAATGCTTGGTTGGTTTGAAGCACTTGCTTAACAAATGCTGTTTGTGTATCAACAAATGCGTTAAGTGGTTTTTGAATTTCTTTGTCGGTTACGAATGTATTAACAAAGTATTTTTTTGCACCTTGAACGGTGTCGATGAATGTATCTACTGCGAACATGTTTATCTCCTAAGACGATTGGTTAAATGAGCCTCAAATTGAGCACTCATACAATTATATAGTAATAAAAGCGAAAATGCAAGCGTAAATTACTAGTGTGCCGAGTCTATAATACCATCTTCATATTGTAACTTTGCCAGAATATAATCTTTGACCAGCGATGAACGGACAATATCATCTGCCGTAAACTCAATGCGAGTAAACGCCTTCATATGCATGGCGATATCAAAGAATTTAAGAATACCCGATACATCATTTCTTTTCTTATTCAAGTCGGTTTGTCTATAGTCACCGCACCATAGAATCTTTGACCTATACCCGACCCTTGTCATAACGGTATCTATTTCCTCAAAGGTCATGTTCTGCATCTCATCCACAATAATAATTGCATCATCAAATGACATACCACGAATGAATGATGTAGATATGAATTCAATGTAATGTTGTTCTTCTAGCCTATCCCATGCATCACGGCGACCAAATAGTGTTTCACAGATTTGGCGATATGGTTGTTGATAGATTTCCATTTTTTCGTTTACATCACCTGGTAAGTGGCCAATCTCACGGCTTTGCACGGCAGAACGAACAACAATGATTTTGTTGAATGGATTTGATTTGTCTAATACTTCTTCTATCGCCTTGTATAATGCACAAAATGTCTTACCTGTGCCTGCAACACCGTGCAATGCGACAAAGTAATCACCTCGTTTGTATGCATCAAAGAATAGTTTTTGATTGTCTGTTAATGGTTCGAATGCTCTAAGGTCATCAATTCGTATTTTCAATTGATTGGTTGTCTTGGCTACTGTTATCGTTTCGTTGTTTGCTGTTTGTTTGCGAGCCATTTATTTTTCCTATTACATGTGATTTGTGAATTTTACAGGTCACCCATGAGTTATAATAAGAGTCACTTAAAAGAGCTTGTCTACTGAATATCTCAAAAGTTTCCCAATAACTACACTCTGACCTAGATTTACATAGATGTAGAATTTCTCTTGTGTATTGTTCCTCTCCGTTCTTTGTTACTTCTGCCTGTAGTTCAGTATTAGAACCCCAATAAGTTTCCCAATCAGAGGTCTTACGAATCTTTTTCTTTTTGCCTTTTATTTGACGAGTACCGGCCTTGGTAAAGAATTTCTTACCAATGTATTTTCTACCGGTGGGATTGTGCGTAATAAGATAGACAAAGCCAAAGTATCCTTCGGCATCGTCAGGGTTGAATTCTTCTGATATATTATGATAAAACCACATTAATCATCTTCTTCAGGAATATTCTCACTATCTAGGAGTATATACTCTGAACAAAATGGACAATAAATTGGGTCATCATCACATAGTTCTTCATTATATTTTAGTGTAAATTCTGATTCACAGTTATCACACACATGATTTAAGGTTGCCATTACTCAGCCTTTCCGCACTTGGCTCTCTTTGCGTTAGTCAATGCACCAAAATCTACAGGCCATTCTTTACCTGGTTGCACTTCAACTGCACCAACAGGAAATTTATACTGAACATTTGCCTGTTTTTGAATGTCAGCTATTGTCATGCGAAACTTTGTCATGTCGTTGCCAAGATTAGGGTATGGCGCATTATGTGGAAATCCCCATCCCGCAACTTGTTTTGTTGCATTGTTAATGACAATTTTATAGTATCCATGTGGTACAATTACGCCATTACCAATCGTTTTATCACCTTGGCCATAGATTGCACCAACATAGATTGTGAATGGTTGATTCAATTGAACTGCCCAACCACGCACAGATGTTTCTAATAGTTTCCATATACCACGATTCAATGAACCTGCCTGTGGATACATGTTAGTCATCAGAAATGATTCATACTCTACAATTGCAGACCATGACAAGTCACCATCAGGTGCGGCATGACCTTTATCAAATCCTGTACCTGCATAATCATCAGGTCTTGCACCGCCTTGCACACTTGCATCAGCAACAAATGCATTGGTGCGTGGAAAACAACCTAGTGCGTTTTGTGGTAGTAATGTATATGCAACATATGCAGGTATTTTGACAGGTGCATCATATGCCACTAGATATGCTTCACGACAAATTAATGTTGTGGGCCTTGCAGTTGCTGCAAATCCATATGGACTATGCACAACGCAAGCTTTTTCTGGAAAAGGAACTCTTTGTTCCCATGCAAACACTTGTGACGAAACAAGTGCTAGTAATACTAATAATTTTTTCATTTTAATCCCTATATTCTAAAACTTTCACCGCAACCGCATCGGTCACGTTCATTGGGGTTGATGAATTCAAATCCTTCATTAAGTCCCTTTTGTATATAGTCTATTTCTAAACCTTTAAGATATACAGAAGTTTTTGGGTCTACAAATACTTTGCAACCATATGATTCTATGCAATAGTCATCTTCATTAGGTATATCAACATATTCTAAAACATATGCAAAGCCAGAACAACCTGTTGTCTTAACAGCAATACGAAGGCCTTCGCCTTTGCCTCTTCTTGTCAACTGTTGTTTTACTTTATCAGAAGCTTTTTCAGTTAATGATATCATGTTTCTTTTTATAGTCTGCTACTGCGGCCTTGATTGCGTCCTCTGCTAAGATTGAGCAATGTATTTTAACTGGAGGTAGTGCAAGTTCTTCAGCAATTTCACTATTTTTGATACTAGATGCTTGATTTAGATTCATTCCTTTAACTAATTCAGTTATTAGCGATGAAGATGCAATGGCTGAACCGCATCCGTAAGTTTTGAATCGTGCATCTGTAATGATTCCGTCTTCTACTTTAATTTGAAGTTTCATTACGTCTCCGCAAGCAGGTGCCCCAACCATACCAGTACCAATGGAAGTATCACTAGGGTTAAAACTACCCACATTCCTGGGGTTTTCATAATGGTCAATTACTTTTTGTGAATAGGCCATTGTTTATACCGAGAAAGAAGAACCACAACCACAAGTTGTTTGTGCATTTGGATTAGATATGACAAACTGTGAACCTTGTATGTCTTCTTTGTAATCTATACTTGAACCTTGCAGATATTGCATACTCATAGAATCCACTAATACTCTAAACTTTTCTAAAGGCACTTCAAAATCATCTTCATTTGTTATCTCATCAAATGTAAATCCATAACTCATACCACTACAACCACCGCCTTGAACGAATGTTCTCAACGATAGTTCTGGATTGCCTTCTTCTGCAAGAAGGTCTAGAATTTTAGTTTTAGCTGACTCTGTTATTGTAATCATTTGATTAAATTATCTCTAAATGTGTGCCATGCATTATCCCATGACCATTTTTGACTACTCTTTATAACTCTATCTCTATTTAGTTGTAAGCAACCATCAATTGCATCACTTAAACTCCCATTCATAAATCCTGTGACACCTTGTTCAATA